TAATGGGGCGTATCCTGGTGTTATTGGTATCAATGTAGTTGATCCCCTCGTAGCGCCAAGTACTGTTACATCTTCTGTTAAGATTCTTATGGAAATTGCAGGAGGTGATGACTATGAAGTTGCAGTTCCATCTAGTTATCAAGCAATGCCTGTGCCTATCGTACCACAGTCCGGCTTGACAGATGATCAAGGATTCTTCACCAGTACAATTGGTAGTTCGACCGTAACATCTGATCCATTAGTACATACATCTTTTACTATTGGTGAGAAAGTTACTAGTTTGAGGAGTTACTTGAAGAGATATCATCCTATTACAAAAGTTAGTGGAATTACTGACACCACCTTTAATGCAACGGTTATTAGTTTGAATCCAGACGTTATCATAGCTGCGACAAATGGGACTTACGCTACAGGGTATGTAGCTCCTGATCCATACTCAGTCTTTTCTTGCTGTTTCGCCATGGTTAGTGGTGGTATACGTATTAAAGATACTATTGCGCCTGGAATTATTTCAGCTGCTACACCATTAAACTGGGCTTCAAGCAGTATTTCCTCGTTGTTGGAAACTGGAGATCCACCTTCAATTACTAATTTCTTAGGTACTGGTGTTACATTGAGTTCAAAATCTAGTAATTTACCTATAGCTTATCAACAGTTAAATCTAAATAATACGTTGTCAGTAGAAATACCTCAATATACTCAATCTTTTGCGAGAGCGAAAGGTGATATATTACTTTTACAAACTGCCACACCCACTTCTGCAACCACTTATACAGGAGGTAGTGGCACTTCTGGTTCTAAGACTAGGTTACATTTGATAGCACCGTATAATGTGTCACAAACACTTGATACTGCTATCACTGCCTTTACGTTGCATAACGTTTATCGAAGTGTATCCGATGATTTTTGTCTTCACACTTTTATTTCCGTTCCACCTGTAACCAATGTCTCAGCTGGTGTTTCACCAGGTTTCTGTTAGGTCGTTAACAGAAAATTACCGACCGTAATGTCATAAAACTATACGTTTTACTTGCGTTAAGTAGGCGATCTAGGTGCCAAAATTCTAGAACTTTCGTGTGAGTTATACACGTAACAGTGATGTTATAAAATAAAGCGTTTTGTTCACGTTGAGCAGGCGAATTGAATGCCAAAATTTCAATACTCGTTTGGGAGTAATCCAAACAATTAAGGTGTACACATTCAGGTTGTGTGTGCACAAGCTAGAGAAATAGTCCTGTATAAAATGCTATTTCTTTGTTGCGAGGCTAAAGTTAGCCGGTGATATATTATCATCTTAACTCTACTAGATTTAAGACCGGCGACCCGGCCTTGATGACTAAGGACTCATTTTCTAGTGCAGCTTGATTCTGGTTTTATTTAAGAC